AACTTCAAGTTCATTAGCATGGCGGTGGAAACCGGCCTTAAAAAAAAGCGGCTGTCCTTGTCTTGCTTTTTTGAGTTACACGATACGCATGCAGCGACTAGGTTTTCCGGATTCAATATCTCACCGCCCTTGGCTACCGGCTCCACGTGATCCACTGTCGTGGCCGGAGCTGCACAATACTGGCACGTATGGTTATCTCTTGCCAAGATATAGACACGCATCTTGCGCCAAGCTGATCCATAAACCTTTGCATGCTTACCGCTGACCATCAGTGATACCCATGCTTCTGGAAGAATCTCCAACTGTTGCACATTGATCCATAGCGTCCATTGATGTATCGGATAGTCCAGTCAATCTGGCGATAGCCATCAAGGTTGCGATAGCTCTTGTTGCGCATCTGACCTAAGCCGTAATGTGATCCATTAACTGCATTGATTCTCCACGATGACTCAGCTGTTATCAGCTTATTGAGACACTGAAATTGCTCATAGTTAATCAATCTTGAATGAGCATATAACTTCAAATTATCTATGTCTGTCACTGCTTCCGCTGGTGTTGTGCCCACAACACATAGCACACCCAATAGCACCAGACTTCGCCTGCGAGCTATCCGCATCAGCGGCTCGCCAGCGAGTATGGAGCGTACCGATGCAGTCAAGTAAGATGCAAGATTGAGCGTCGTTTTGGGCGTTGCGCACAACCTGTGGATAAAGCCTGTGGATAACTTATTCATAATGATAACCCTGCAACCTTTGCATCATCGACGACTTTGATGCCCATCGCTCCACATCCAAGACACGTACTGAACCATTCATGAAGCGTTAATTCCGACGTCTTTCGGATGCCATGACGTTGCTTCGCTTTGCCGTAGAGCTTTGCGCAGATTGAGCAATCGAATTCAAGTATTGGCATGGATGGATTTCCTTAACGTCTCAATGGGTTGCAGATTAATCTGACTCACCCAGTAACCGCCTTGAGCAGATTGGAACCTTGGCCGCTTTGCAACGCCCACTGGTATCCATCCCATGACGTAATAGGTCGGTGATTCGCCTACGACTAGAACAGCGATGTCAGTATCACGATCATCGTCGCTGATGATTAAGTGACCGCGTTTGTGTGGAGTTTGTTTGACCTCAATTGCAATGCCGTTCCAATAGACATCCGGCTCATTCTTAAATGTATTGACTGTCGGCTCAAAGTCCTCAACCCCAAAGTATTTGGCCACTGCCATCTCAGCTCCAACAGCTTCTGAATGGATTACGACAGCATTGTGAAAGTTGCCTTTATTGCCTACGAATTTGGGGTTTGATCCATAGCGTGATTCTCTGGCAAGTCCAGCAGTGTGTGCAATGACTTCATCTTCACGCGATAAGCGCACCATAATCATCTGCATTCCCAACAGAACCAGATAATCTTTTCATTGCCGTAACCCTTTTGATAACCGAATTCATCAAATTTGACTAGCTTGGAGCATTTGTCACATTGCTCGACTTTGTAGGTTGCAATTACTACGCCATCTTCCATCAATGTGCAGCTCATAGTCCTTGGATTGATTACTTCAATTGGGCCGCTCATCGAGTAGCCACCACAATTAGAATCACAACAAGGATGCATTCAATAATGACAAGAATCTTGACCAGTCGGCTCTTTGTCATATCTGTGGCTTCCATTTGCCATCGCTGCTCATGACTAACCAATTCGGATCACATTGCTCTGGCTTGCGTTCAATGCAGCTGTAATTAGCCCACGCTTTGCCAGTCTTTGCAGTGCCTTCTCGAAATACGCGCTTGCCATGTTTGCACTCTTGTAATGCCTCTGGTGTGCCTGATTCCTCGGCTTCTTCACGTGTCTTAAACGATGGCACTTCACCGAATTTGGTCGTCCAGTAATCATAATCAAGGTCAGTCTTTGCAATTTTTGCTGGTAGAGCTTCAATCTGCTCCATCGTCTCGCGAGTTGTGCGCTCTGCACCGCCCATGACCAGCTGCATAACTCTTAAAATTGCAGAGGTCGTCGAATCTTCTACGAACCATCGCTTCATATTTTGCACGTATGCGCCTTGATAGCCGTAAGCGTAATCAATGCCGGCTGGCAGAATGTCGTCTTGATGGCGAAATGCCTTGGCTTCGACCAGCACATATCCCTTTTCTGCACTGAATTCAACGATGCGAGTCTCAATGCGTCCAGTGGGATAAGTTGTAATCCAGCGATCTGTTCTGGCACGTGCGGCCTCGTAGCCGTCCAAGAACCCCATTAGCGCACCGCCTTGGCTGATATGTGACGGCCGACTGCTTTGCCGCGTTGATAGCCTTCTCGATGGCCTTCTTTGTATCCGACTGCATAACTGCAAATTGCCCACAGAATGCAAGCTATTGCCATGATGACGAATAGCCCGACTTCACTTGTTGTCATTTGTTGCTCCCGATTCTGAGAGCTGCGTACCAGCTCCCGAATTACAGAGTGACACGCATATCCGACAAATTCAAGATTCCCGCATAACTGGCGGCGTGTCGCTGACGTGTTTCGGCTTGCTTTTTAATCCGTTTCCAGCCAAGACGCCACCTAATGAACCAGTCAGAAAGATAGCCAATGTCTTAAGTAAATCAATGAAAGCTGCATCATTCGGAGCTTGGGCAGAAATCGGCTGAGTCACAAAGATGAGAGCGTAAGTAATTCCAACAGTTACAATAAGAAAGACCATTGCAAGCGTTGTGCCAATTATAAGAATCAGCTGTGCATGCACTTCTTCCGGGCTACGGCGCCTTTGTGGGCGATGGCGATAATGATCCAATGACATCGCTAGTGCAGTTTCCCAATGGGATGCATTGAGGTTCTTGGCATTCTGGCTTTTCCCAGTTCTTAAATTCTTGGCATTCATATCGTGTCCATCCTTGATAACCGCAAGCAGTCAGTATCGATAAACCTAAGCAAATCAATACTGCTGCAAGCAGCTTTCGAGTCACTTCTTGTTACCGAATGCCACGTCATTTGGATTAGCCCAACGTGCTAGCACTGGAATGAGTCCAGCTACTAAGCCCATTGCTAAATCCTTTGGATTGGTATTGCCAGTCATATAGACGGCCAACGCGCCGGCGACAGAGCTTCTTGCCCATGATGCCAGCATTGCTTTTGCTTGATCCATTAGTTATCTCCTTTGTTCAAGCTCCCGATGAGTGCCACGACTTTCGCTTCACTCAATTCGATTTCGAAGTGCATCTCATCTTTTCGGTTTCGATAATCTCCACCCCATTTGAGGCCGTATTTCTTAGCCAAAGCTCTAATCATTGGAACCTTCTCAGCTGGGAACGTGCCAGATTTGCCCAGTGGATGTTGCGTTGCGTTTAGATCGATGGCAGTGCCAGAGCTGTGATTGCTCAAAGTGTCAGTTGAGCCGCGTACCATGCGGAACGCATAACCCCAATCATCGAGCTGACCTTCATCAATGGGTTCAATTAGCTCATGGAATTCTTTGCAGAATCCAGCAATCAATGGCGCGACGGCTTTCGCACATCGCACCTTGACCTTTGTTCCCTCGATTGGAACGCTGATAATATGGATTTCAGCTGCATCTTTGGATGCTTTCCATCCGTTGTGACTTTGAAGCATCAAAGCCCTAATGCCGCTTTAAGCTCAGTCACAGATAAGCCAACGCTAGCTAGTTTATCTGCCACAGTTGGCTCTGGCTCTGGAATTGGATTAGCAATAGCAGCCATAATTGCTTCTTTTGATGGCTTAGGTGCTTTATCCAACCACACTAAATCATCAAGATTTTCTCCCGAAAGTGTATATTCGGCATTAGGCGCGATTTGTTGTAATGCTTTTCCGATTTCAAGTATTGTCATTATGCACCTATCTCCATAAGAATAATTGAACTTTCTCCATTTGAAAGTTGAACATAAGATTGTTGCCCGTTGATGTAACTTGCAAATTGGACTGTGTATGTCGTTGCTGATGTTGTCGCTGGAGAGTCAAGATAACTTGCACTTTGCGAGACTGTTAATTTATTGGCTGCTTGTGTCCAACCAGTTTGATTGGAAGATGTACTTAAAGCAGTTGCTCCGCGTACTAATCTGATTTTGACTGCGTTATCTGGGTCTCCTGAGTTTTTATAAACCTCTTGCAAATTATGCAAAACTAAAACTTTGCTTGTGTTTAATGTCGGTGTGATACTTGCAGTTAATGTTGTTGTAGCAAAAGTGCTAGAGGTTGTAACTGTTGCAGTTGTTGTATATGCAGCGACTACCTGCAAGACTTTGCCACCGCCTGATGGCGTAGCCCATTTCAAGCCTGTTGAAGCGGTACTATCCGCCACGAGTGTTTGGCCGTTTGTGCCTACGCCTAGACGTGCTGGCGTTGAAGCAGCCGTAGCTGCATAAATATCGCCTTTAGTCGTCAGAGTCGCTTTTGTCGTTGCACCTGCTGCTAGATCATAAGCTGATTTTACGGCTGTCGGTGTAGCTGCCAAGACTGATGATGTTGTGGATGTAGAGTCTGAAAGCTGCACTGCTCCTTTTTGAGTAGTCAATGCATCTTGAATGCCTACTGTTACGGCTCCGGATGATCCACCACCCGTTAAAGGAGTTGTGGCTGTGATTCCAGTGATGTCACCTTGATCATTAGCAATCCACACAAAATCCATGTCGGTTGCTGAATTCTTTGCAAGTATCTGACCAGTTGTCCCGCCTAATAAGTCGGCCATTGATGTTGCAACAGCTTGACCAAAAACCTCAAAATCTGCCGGCAAGTCAGTAACCAAATCAGTGGCCGTCGGCATTTGCCAGCTGAATGGGGTTGTTGGATTGCTCATCTTTTCTCCTTATGCCACGACTAGGGCGTGTTCCCAGTCAAGTATCCCAGAAATTGTATTCCAAGCCTCAGCGACACTTACATCTTGCCATTGCATAGCTTGCAATGAATATGAAACTGGCGAAAGATTAAGCGCGACGCTAATTTGGTTGTACGCGGCTTGAAACGTCCAGCCCTCTACAAATCCCAAATAGGTTCCGGCCGACATATTGAGCGGCAAATCGGCAATTGCCAGAGGCATTCCCATGAACACATTAATCAATGAATCTCGGTCGCCATCGTCAATCTCTGGATTCGTCAGCTGATAAGTGATCTGATTAAAGTTGTATTGAGGATAAGCCCGGAGTGTTAGATAGAAATCTGCTTGATCTTGGGCATCAACTGTGTGTTTCACTGTGGTCGTAAATATCTGAGCAAGCTGGCCATATAAACCCACTGATGTAGCATCTGTCGCGCTGACTTCATTTGTGGAATTTGTGCCATATTTGAGAGTTATCGTGTTTCGCACATCGCCGGCGCGTTGCTGAATTGTCAGCCCGGAGCCTTGAGCATCGTTGGCTGAAAGATTGACATAGCCATTGGTTGCTAAATAAATGGATCGATGCGTGGAATCGGCGTATGAAATGAGCCCTTGAGCATCCTCATAAATATAACCCAGCCCACTACTTGCAAGAGCTGAGACAAGTGAATAAATATCTGTTCGGCTTGATGCTCTTTGTGCAAGCTCGTAATTACCTGGAGTATCAATTTCGCCAAGTCCAATGTTCTGAGCATTTGCCCAAGTCTCGGTCGGATTATAGGTATTCCACTGCAAAGCTGCTGGAACCTCTGACCAATTATTAAGCAGCAAATCTTGCAAGATGTGCAGAATTTGATTTCCGTCGAAATCTTGTACCAAAGTGCCATCTGTTAAAGCCTTTGGCAATCGAGCCAATGCACCCAATGCAATAATCTTGACCCGCTGGGCGTAAGCCACACTCCCCAATTCAGCAACTGAAATTGCCACATCGACAACAGAGCCGCCAAAGATGGGAATGAATGTGGCTGTGGAATCTTGCAACTCGATAGTCAATGAATCATTGATTCCAATGACGACACTTGATTGATCCAAATTGATAAGTTCAATGTTGGTGTATCCAGCTTGAGCCTGCTCATAGATATTAGTTCGCCCGGATGTAATTGTTAGATTAGAAAGAATTGCCGTCTGATACTGGACGCCGCCAATTGTGACTCTCCATACTGGATTAAAGATTGTCATATTGCCTGCAAGTTGGACGCGCCGCCTGTACCGCGGAAGTATGAATCATTCAAAGTCTCCACAATTGTGCGAGCTGTACCCTCTGCATCGATTGCGCCATTGACTGTGATATTGATGCGCTCAGCCGTTGAAAGACCGCCAGTGACCCCAGCGCGAGCCGTTGCGGCCGCTTCTCTGGCATTGCGTAGGCGTTCAGTCTCAGCTTTGAGTTCTTCACGTCTAAGGATTGCAGCTTGCATAGCTGGTGAATATGCCCCTAATGGTGCGCCAGTAAATGTGCGCGGATCATTTCCGCCGAAAGTTGTACCACCACCACCACCACCACCAAAGCCGCTAGTGTCTCCAATAGTTCCGCCGATATTTGGGTCAAATTCTGCTCCGCCGGCTTTTAAGCCTTTGGAGTTGTCTCCACTTAATCCAAAGAATCGAGTGACTGGATTATCGGTCATGAGTTTGATAAATGCCTTGACTGCATTAATGACGTTGGTGACTGCTGTGACAATCTTGGCAAAACCCGAAATTGTGACTGAAATAATTGAGCCTAAGACACTGAATGCGCCTTTGAGTGTTGTGCCGATAATGGGAGCCAAAGTATCTCTGGCAAATTCCCCTACGGATTTCATAAATCCTAGAAATGGTTTGAGTTCCTCTGAATTGTCATTGATGGTTTTTTGCACCTTTTCAAATGCTTTAGTCAATCCGTTAATGGCTGGCGTGAGAATTGCTGAGAATATTGGAATCAAGAAATCATTGATGAATCCCCAAATGCCTTTGAAAGCTGGAAGCAATACTTCTTGAATATATGATCCAAGAAATTTGATTACCGGCTGCAACTTTGGTCCAATTTCATCCGCAAATTTTGCAATGGCCGGAACCACATCCTTGACAAAAGTATTGACCATGGGAGTAATTGCATCGAGTACGAATGAACCGACTGTCTCTTTACCTTCATCAAATGCCACATTAAGACGCAACATTTTTCCGGCAAATGTGTCGGCTTTTTCTGATGCTTGGCCGCCAAAAGTGTCTGCAAGTGTTTTAGTAATGTCGTCAAGTGACATGGACTTTAATTGTGTTTTATCTAATCCAACGCCTAATTTGCCCAACGCGCCTGTATTGCCCTCATAGGCTTTTCCAAGGGCATTTGATACAGCTTCAAGCGATTTGCCTGAGCCAGCAGCTATATCAAGAGCTAAAGTTTGAAGTCTTTGGGCTTCGGCTGTGTCTTTTGTGGCACGAAGCAATCTTTCAAGCGATGGCCTCAAATCATTGTCCGTCACACCATTTGCCAAAGATGTCTTAAGAATATATTTTTCAGTTGCAGCAATCTGGTCGTCTGTCGCGCCAGTTACATTCTTGAGAGTTGTGGCAAGCTTGGCTTGAGCAGCTTCATCGGCAATGGCTGATTTGACGCCATCAATGAGCAGCTTGGATGCGTAAGCAGCTGCGGCAATGCCGGCCGCTGCAAATGCTAATCCGGCCTTCTTGCCAAAGTCTCCAACCTTTGAACCAAAGCTTTCAATTTCATCTTGACCGCCTTTAATTCCTTTTTTTAACTCGTCAAAGTCAGCATCAAAGGTAATTTTTACTTTTGGAATTCCAGCCATTAGTTAAGCCTCAAATCGTTAATAATTCCTTGAACGACTGCAATGTATTCTTTTGCAACCACTGGCGTGTAATAATCGACCGCATCATTGATCCAATAACCGGAGCGATTTTGCGGAGCTTTGAAGCGATTGCTATATCTGCGACCAGCTCTATCGACACCGGAATGAGAGCCATATTCAGAACCCCAAAGCAACGCACCCGCTGGAGCTGCACTACGGCCAACCTTGTTGCCTTTTCCGCTTTTGCTTGCAGTGCCGCCGTATGGCCGACCGACTTTCTTTGGGCCACCAAGATCAACACGAATTAACCGATCTCGAGGTGTAAGCATTGATTGAAGTACCAATTTGGTCTGTGGAGTCGGTGAGCTATTGCCGAACATCATGAGCTGACCGGCAAGCCTTTTTGAAAGAGGTTGGGCAGCATCTCTGACCCGACCTTGAGTTTCTTTGTCCAATGTATTAAGAGTAGAAATCAAATTTTTCAGCGCGTATGGTTCGACTTCAATGCGAAATGAGCCTTGACCCTTTGTCGCCTTAAATGCCATGATCTCGCTCCAATATCTCGAATGCTGTAAGAATCTGCTCCGCCGTCGTCCATTCGCTCATCGGAATCTTTGTGGCTATTGCAAGCTCAAGGACTATTCGACTGAGACTTCCGACGGCGTAACTTTTGGGTCTGCATTCCCTGCTCCTATATCTGCAACGCCTTCACACCAAATGTCGTAAGACTTTACCGGCTTGCCGGCAGACTCTCGCTTCATTGAGTTATAGGCTAGAAATAAGAGATCAGAAATGCCAATCTTCTCCTCTGCTTGTTGGATTGTGAATCCAGTCTTTTGCTCCCACTTTTGCCATTCTGGTGGAGCCGCCGTATAAGTAGCGACTTCCCCAGTTTGGTAAGTGACCTCGATATTTAGTTTCATGCTCCCGGCTCCTTTGTTAGCTGATTGTTAAGACTGGTGTTGTTACGCAAGTGAATGCAAGAGATACTGTTTGAGCATCTGGTGCAGTGCCGCCAGCTGATGGCAAGATTGGCTGGACATCAAATGCAAATGATGCACCTGTGTCGGCAACAAATACCACTGCAAGTCCAGTTTGCGGTGCGTTTGTTGCAGCTGTCCAAAGAGCTTCGCAAAGTGATGATGGTGCGCCCCAGTCTGCAAGCATTTCGACTGCAAATGTGCCTTGAGTGTCAGTTGTGTAATACGCTTTTCCGTCGAGTGTTTGATATGTGTTAATTGTTGAATCGACTGTTAAAGTCGCCGAAGTAGCTTGGGCATCGAAATCATCACTGTCGATTGTGAAGTGAATATCTCTGCCTGTGATGATTGTTGTTGCCATGAGTTTTCTCCTTAGTCGGTGTAATACGTTGAGACTTGCAAATCAGCTGTCAAGAATTTTCCTGTGCCGACTTCCAAAGGGTTTGGTGAGCTAACATCGCCGACAACATATCCAGCCGGCATGGTCGAAATAATTTCAATCATTAAATCTTCAAGATTAGTCAAAGCTGCTGCGTTGCTGGAATAACCGACGACGCCAGTGACCAAGAAATTGATTTTGACTTTGGTCGTTGATCCATTGATAAGAGTGCTTTCCAAATAGGGTGAATCTGGAACAAGAACAATTGATGGGCTGGTCATTGCCTCTGGAATGCCGTTATAGACATTGGCCGCAATTGTTGAAAGCGTAGTCTGCAATGGTGTTCTGATGTCGGCTTCGATTGTCATAAACACATCGTTTCGACTTCTAAGAATGGTCCAAGCAAACCCACAATGCGACTTGTTAAGCTGCGACCAAGGACGAATGGTGATGGCTGAAATGCGTCGCTCATAATCTGATTGCCAGGAGCTGTAACGCTCTGGAACACTTCAACAGCTACAACAAGGATCGCTGACTTAATGGGAGCAACGCCAGAGTATAAATCGCCGGCGGTTGCCCCATCAATACACGCAAGCCCGCTCGGAATGATTGGGATGGTGTATGTGCTGTCTGCTTCGCCCGTTGCAGACGTAAAGACCATTGGCGCAATGCGATCGTCGGTGACTGTCACTGTTGCGTCATAAATGCCGCATCCGGTAATCACGACATCTTGACCCGGCACGAAATAATTGACGCGCTGGGTTCCGTAATAGGCGATTGAATTTTCCACAAAGACTTCTGTGACTGCTGATTGGTATCCAGTAAGCAATGGCAGAATTGTCAGCTCTGCGCTCTCAATCATCTGCTCAAGGTATTCGTTGGAATAGAGAGATACGGAAACGCCCAGAATGGATCGCAATTCGCTTGCGGTTACAATTTGTGGCATTTCCGTTCCCTTCTACTGCTCGACCACATCCGGGAGCGGCTGTGGCCGATGATTAGTTATTAGGTGAAATTGAACGCGTTCGCTCCCGCTGCAATCTTTGTGGCGCATGCACCATAAGAATTGAGTGAAACTTCAACAGTTCCGTCAGATGGCTTATTGACATCAAGACGGAAGTTTCCGCTCTCATACCATGTGTATGAATCTGGCTCAATGACTAGCATTGAATCATCGCCAGTGCCTGTTACTTCACCTGAATTATCAACAAAGAAATTCAAGCCAAGTACGACTCCGCGCTGTGATTGTCCAGTAACAAGACCAGCTTGATTGGATGGCTGGTAAGCATTAAATAGCGGAATGCCGCTTGAGTTATAGCCCATTATGTTTGACCATTGTGCTGGGCTGACCAAGATGTTCTTTGCAAATCGCTGTGTTCCTGCATATACAGCTGCATTTGCGCGGCTGACGTATGCAATTAATCCTGCTGCTGTATTAGCTGTTGGAGTTCCATCTGAGACAGAATCTGTCACTAATTGATCTGCGACATATTTATTCTGTGCAAATGCCATTGATGCGCCCATAATTCGAACAAGCTCATTAAAGAAATCTGGTGAGCTGCGGTCAATTATTTCTGTTGTCAGAATGTTGCGTCCGGCAAAGCGGGTGACTGGGATTGAAATAAACGCGCTCTCAATTCCTGTGTTTGATACTGCGCCACCTTCGGCAACAGCTGCAACAGTGGCAATTTGAGAAATCTTAGGGATTTCAAATTGAAGCCCAGCGTCGGGCAATGTGCCACGTGAAATCGCATCAATTGCGCCTCGTGTTCCGTTGCTAAGTGCATTGATAACTTCATTGAGCTGACGTGTTGGGTTGAATGCTGGGTTAGTTGTTCCAAGGTCATCATTTGCTGCTGCAACGTAAATTGCAGAATCTGACATTGGATTTAACTTTGCTTTGATTGAGTGTTCCATCCATGAACCAAGATTTACAATTGGTGATCGTGGTGAAGTGAAATATGGTGCTGGCTTGTTAGCATGCACGACGTTCGCTGAAGCCTCTACCGATTCAACGGCTGGTGCTTCTGTTTTTTCGGTAGTGGTATCCACTGCGTCTCCTTCGGTTGGTGTTTCTTCTGGTGTGACTTCGGTAGTTGCTGCGACATGACTGACGCGAGCTTCATCGAATGCTGGGTTGTGTGTGAGTGCGACGCCGACCAAAGTTGCTGAATTGACGACCATCGTGCCATCTTCATTGAATCCATGATCTGCGACATTTGCTTCAACTGAGAATCCATCGCGAAGTCCATCCATCGCTTCTTGGATTGCATCTGATCCGGCTGTTGTCTTAGAAATCTTGAATGTGGCATTGATTGACTTGCCATCTGGAGCAAGCTCCATTGATAGTGTCTTTCCAATTGGTCGCTTTGAATCGTGTTCAAGATTTAGCTTGACCGATGCTGGAATCAATGAACCGGATTTGAATAATACTTTTCCGGTCGATGCATTTGCTGGCGTATCAAATTGCACAATTTGGCCGGTGATAGTGCGTTCTTCTGAATCGGCCGCTGTGATTGTGAATGGTGTTAATACCTTCATCGGATCATTTCCTCTGCTACTCGGATTTCTTCTGCACTCAATGCGCCAACGCGATTGAGGATTTCATAGATTTGTGCGCGTTCTAGAGCTGAGCCGCGCAAGTAGTCGTCCAACGCATAATCTGCGCGTTGTGATGATGGCAAGAAATCTGGCATTGATAACCTTTTGGTAATTGAGTTCATTAGTGGAATCAAAGAGAAATCCAAAAGGGTTTGACGTGTTGTGCTGGCGTTACTGTATGTCATTGATGATCCAGTTTCTGAATCGATGAAATAGGCCGGAATTCCTAAAGCCCTTGCACATTCGGTGGCGATATACGAACGGGCAGCTGAAAGCTGTAATTTTTCGGGATCAAAGCCCAAAGTTTCCAAAGTGATGTCTGCGTTAAGAAACGCAGTTGTCCGATTGCGGCGACTTGCACCCCAAGACTCCAAGAGTTTAGCAATGCGATCTGCTGGCAATGCTGTTCCGTTTGATTTCAACACCATTTGTGGAACAGGCTCACGCGCATAAAGTGCGGCTGCGCGTTCTAACTCTGCACCTGTGCGAATTGTCATTCCGGCACGATTGAGCAAGCCTTCATCATTTCCGTAGAACACGACAAGGCTGCCAATGCCAGATGTTGGCAATGGTGTGTGACCATCAATTGAATATGATTCAATTTCTGTTGAATCTGAATTTGTATTGATAGTTACACGATCCGGCGAAATTCTTTGAACACTTCTAACGCGCTGCGTGTCTGCAAATAATTCTGTAATTTGCCAATACGCATACCCACTGAAAAGCAAATCTTCTAGCGTCCAGACATAGGTAGCAACGCCGGGAATGCGTGGGTCTGGTGTGTGAATGACGCGCGGTGAATCAACAATCATTCCAGTGACACGATCACGCACTTCGAGATTTATCGAGGCGATACTGGAGCAAATTATTCCTCTGCCGCGAGCGATTGCGGGCACGGACATGGCCTCTTGGCGTGTAGCTGTGCGATTACCGCGAAAGAATGGCGAAAGTGAATCCAGCGTAGTCACTGGAGCAAGAGATGCAGAGACGTCGTATGTCAGCTCTGTGACGGATGATGTTTTGACAAATAAGTCTCTGAATCCCATGCAAGAATTTTCCCACGCCTAGAACACTATCCAACGAGAATGTCAATCTCCGTCTCTGGGCGTGTCGCGTAAAATGTTGCAAGAGCTGTGGCAACAGCTGCGCAGACTGTGGTCTGAGATGCCCTGCGTCCAATAACCCATCCGCCATCGCCATGAGGCAACCGAACAGCTGAAAGCATTTGCTTGGTCAATTCTTCGTTCCCAGCATGGCGCAATCGATTTGACGTAATCGCCGAAAGCAATTGGTCGCATGCGGTCGCGTAATTATGACCATCAAAGTCCATGATGGGAATTCCGGCTGGAACCAAGCGACCGGCAACAGCTGTGGCCGTTCTTTTGGAATAAGCAATTGTCTCAACAGGATATTTCTTGAAATGGTCAGCAATCTGATTTGCCATCTCCAAGTCGTTAAGAGATACAGAGTTTTCCCACGTTCTCAGCAATTTGACGACAAATTTATCATTACTGAGCTTCTGGGCGGCGACTAATGCCCCCGCTCTACGATCCGGCGACAAATCAAGTCCAAACCATGTTGTTTTCTCTGGATCAAGCTGGACTGACTCATCGACGCATTCTTGCCACGAAATTGCCGGAATGACTGCATCCTTTTGATGAATCCAGCGGCATAAGACTTCTTGTTGAACCACGTGCGGTGGATCGTTGAGAATCGCCCGGATATTATCCTCATGGACTGTGTGGCCGAGGGCTGGATTACTTGCCACCCAATTTCGCTCGTCATGAATGTCGTCGGTATATCCCGACCATTCCAAATAGCAAATCTGGTCAGTGCCGCCGACGGCTGCGGCCATGCCGCGTTCTCGTAACTGATTAAGGACAACCGAAGTCTGATCACCGGCCGTCGAAAAAGTCCATACTTGCGGATTGCGTGAAGCCATCATTGTGTAACGTAAAGATGCAAAGCCATCCAAATCTTTCATCTCAGAGAGCTCATCCATATAAACAACCTCTGGCCGAGAAATTCCACGCGCTGCATTGTTGGATGCCTTGACCATGTAGCGATTGCCAGTAATAGTGACGATTTCTTCTGATCCATGCGCCCAGCGAATCACTTGCACCTGTTTCTTCAAAGAATCATTTGTTTCAATAACCTTGACAATTTGGCGAAATAGCTCCAACGCCGTTGAAAGCCGGTGAGCTGATGAAATCTGCAACGGCTCATTCCAAAGAAAGAGTCCAGCCAAAGCTCTGACCAATAGCAACGTCGATTTTCCTTGTTGTCGAGCTGCGACGATGCATATTTCAGAATGCTGCCATCGCTGATCAGCCTTGACTTTGTGGGCGTGATGAATGACAAATTTCTGCCAAGGCATCAAATCAATGCCAACCGACTTGGCAAAGGCAATCATCTCATCGCCTTTTGAGGGTAGATCGTTTAGGCGTGAGTGAATTCTTGGGGTTGGGGAGCCTATTAGAGACTTGATTGGCTCCACAGGGGTATCCAAATCCGAATCCGTCCTGTTCGAGCCTGAGACGACCTTGAGTGCCCGGATTGCAACCGGCTTGTCCTTAGTCATAACTTATCGTTTCGTTTGTCGGTGAAAGAGAAACCCGGGAGAGCATGGCGACCAGGAC